TACTGCTGAATTTGTCAATGCAGTGTTGCGATAAACAGCAGGAATCTTACCTGCTCCTTTGATTGTTGTGATTGCCATTTGTTTTAGTTTTTAGTTTTAGTTTATTTTAATCCGATTATGTGTAATAGTTTATCCCAAAATACAATGAAGATAGGTGTGCCAACTGCTATGCCTCCAAGAACTTTATTCCTAAACTTCTTGTCGTTCTCAATATACTCCGAATGGTACTTTACTTTTTGCACCAGTCCGTCTTGCTCTGCTTCCTCATCTCCAAGTAGCACTCTTTCAATGCGTTCTACTCGCTTGTCAATGCGATGTATCGCTGCTATAATTTTGTCATCGTCACTCACGTTCATTACATTTTATTTATTCTATTTTTCAATTCTATTATCTGTGCATCCGTTAACGAAGATATGTCAATATTTGACAAGTCAACTTTTGGCAACTCAACCACCTCAACCTCTGCAACTGGCAATGATGCCTCTATCTCTGCAACATCATTCTCGTTCTCTGCAAAAAAATAATTGATGCCATCACAATGCACTCTGATAAATTCAGAAGGTAGTGGTGTGGTGTTGTAGTTTTCGTATTTAATAATTTTCATTATGCTATTTTTTTAAATGTTGCGTATGAAGATAATCCCGTAGATATTCCTCCGTTGACAGTAAGTGTGTTTGATGCCAAAGCACTTGCTATTTTCATATTTATATTTCCCGAAGTTCCTACTGTTGTAAGAAATCCGCTAAATCTTAAAACATTTGTTGTAATAAATCTTGCCATAAAAACAGTATTTCCAGCTCCATTTACATTATTAACTTGCTGAAATAATAAATTGCTTGTTGACTGTCCAAACATTAATGAATAACTTGAAGCACCAGCGACAAGGTCATTACCGATAGTGTAGCCACTGGTACTACTTGTCCCAACTAACCATACACCTTCAACAAGATAAGTCGAATTTGCTTCAACTGGAAACGTAAATCCCGTTACAGTTACCATTGTTATTGATGTAGTTGAAAAATTTGCAGTTAAATTTTTAAATAAAGTATATTCCCAAAATGTTCCATTGTATGTGCAAGTAGTTCCTATCGTAGTATCATACACCACATCACCAATTACTGGTGTCAATGCTTGTCGCTGTGCAGTTGTTAATTTATTTATTGTCAAACCACTTACCGCAGTAGATGTGAATGTCAATGCAGTTGCACTCGCACTTCCAAGAATAGGTGTTACTAATGTTGGGGAAATTGATAGTACAGTATTTCCGCTTCCAGTTGATGTTGTTACCCCTGTGCCACCATTAAGAACTGGCAATGCAGTTCCACTTAAAGTCACCGCTAATGTGCCACTTGTGGTGATTGGACTCCCTGATACTGATAAAAATGTAGGGACTGATGCTGCTACACTTGTAACTGTTCCACTACCACCACCCAATGCCACACCACCTGCTGTTGCTCCATCGCCTTTGTACACACCGCCATTGGTAGTGTCGTAAATCAATTCACCCACATCAGGTGTTATGCCTGTGCGTTGTGCTGTCGTTATTCTCGGAATCTTTATCTGTCCCATAATTATACTCTTTGCCCTATGTCTAAAATTTCACTACCTGTCATCCTATCACCCATGTCAACTATCTCACCACTACCTGCACCACCACCCCCACCGCCACCACTCCCACCAAATGTGCCAAGCTGTGCGTAGGGTAAAGATGTCCATGCTGTAACCCCATCACCAATCTTTGTCTTATACAAACGGATAGTTCCACTTGTGAAGTAAGTATTGTTTTCAACACCTACCTCTGCCACCAACAACACAGGATTGAGTGCAGTCCAAATGGCTGCTGTTTCGTTCCTAATCGCATAAGGTGACTTCGTGATGTAACTCATTTAATATTTTGTTGGCTCGGTTATAAATGGAATGGCACACCTGTCATCTGCCTTGCGTAATTGAATGGCTGCCTTGAAACTCACACCGAAGTATCTCTCTGGTGTGATCTCGTTAAAAAACGTAATGTCAATGTCATCGTCTTCACTCACATTGATGAATGTCCAATTATAGTCAGGATGTCGCAGTTGTGCAATCACATCCTCTGCTATCTGTGCTGTATCTGAATACACTTCTGTGAACGCATCACTACCTCTACGCACAGAATCAACTATCCAAAAGGTGAATGAATACTTTGATGTGCTTCTGGTCCGTTTCACCGAATCCACTTGCACCCACAGCTCCACAGGATTGCTCACACCTGATGTGTAAAGGTCAGGCAACTCACCAAATTGAAAACCATGTATCTGTCTATGGTTTGTCGCAATGCTTTGCAACGAGCTTACTATCTGGTTTAATGTTGTGGTCGGTGTGGTTGCCATCTTTTATCTTTTCAAAATACAATTCAAGTTTCTTCCCGTTATGGGACAATTTTCGTTGGTGGGAACCTTTCTTTTTCATCTGGTGATAATTTAGAATAACGTGTGCCTGTGTACCAACCTGTTTCGTAGCTCGATGCCTTTGGATAGATAGTGTCCATGCCAGGTGTTGGTGGATTGTAATATGTCGGATAACTTGCTTGATTCTGTGCTAAATAATTAGTAAGTCGCTGTGCGAACTCTTGTGCCTGATCAGAAAACTGTTGTCGCATCCGATCAAGTATTGACAAGTCAACCGATGCTGAATTGTCTGAACTCATTGTCTGCACACCCTTATCACGAATCTTGTAGTTAAACACATGCAGTCCATTTGCCAACACCTCAAACCGATGTGCAGGTCTTAACTTTGTTAGCACCGTTGCATTTAGCACACTTACTGTATTTGCTTCTATCTCTGCCTTTATCGTAGCATACAAGCCACTTCCAAGCAATGGAAGGATTCGATACTCTTGCACATCAAATATCAATGCAGCTAATTGCTGTTGATCGTAGTTGTTGTCAATGTATGCCAAGAGTCTTTCGTCTGTTGGCTTTAAAAATAAACCATCTATAACTGCCATCTTATTTTCTTGTTGATCCTTTCTTAACTAAATTACTTTGCCATTCGTGGCGACAATGCGGAACGTGGATAGTTGTGTCTGGCTTTGTGTACCACCCACCACGCATCATCCAAACGCTACCACCTGCCTCGTTGCTCATGTTGTTTATCTCTGCTCTGGTGTATAGTTTACCTGCTTCCATTAACTTCACACAGAACTCCCTCGATACCCCACCCACCGCTAATGGTGGTGATTCAGGCGAAAGCTCGTAGGAATATAACACAACAAGTTCTGGTTGCTGAATGTCTGCCTTTGAAATTTCTGATTTCGTTGGATTGCTAATTATAATGTCACCCTCAATGCCACCCTTCGTGCTTATCTTTTCTTCTGCGAAATTCATGTAAGAAGAAACGAAATCCGATTCGTATTTATCAAAGTCAAGTTCTTCTGTGAACTTCAACGATTCAGTTTTTAAGATAGTGTAATCTTCCTTTGGCACACCGCACCGCAAGAACATGTCAATGTTTGCCTGTGAATTAAAGTGTGCCTGTATGCTTGTCGTTTCTGTTGCCTCTGATTCAATGCCTATCAATCCAAGTATCTGTGATGCCGACATAGAATCCAATATCTTCTGTGCCACCGCTTGTGGTAAAGAATTGAGTGCTTGTATCGTGTCAATAGTTTTCTGTGATGCGTTTGGAAGTGTGAATCCTAATGGCTGTACAGTTTTTAATCTCAAATCAACACCAATGCCGAAGTCACCGATGAACATGTTCACCATGTCCTCAATTAGTTTCTGTCGTGGTATGATGTACATCTGATTGAATTCATTGTGTGCAATCTCAATCTCTGAACGCATACCCAATGCACCCTCCCTCGCTATGCCAAACAAAATTGGATTGGCAAAGTGTGCTGAAAAGATTTTTGTTTCTGATTGTTTTGCCACCTCAATGTATTGCTTGTCAATATCACTCATTGACAATGTCTGCACATCTGTTCCTGTTTCTTTGCTCATGGCGAAGTTCAACACAATGCGCTGTCCCTTCTCACCTGTCCACTTTTCAAGTATTCGATTTTCAATTTCTTCTTGCTTGATTTCATCAGGCACTCCGTTGTAAAAGTTTATGATGTGTGCAGGAACAAATCCGTTCTTTATATTGTGATAGTGAAAATCAGAAAGTGCAATGTCAACATTTATCCAAATCACCGCACCGCTGTAAGATGGTAGCGGATAGACTTGTTGATTAGGATGGTAAACAGAAAAGTAGTAAAGCTGTGACTTCTTATTTGTCGCTTCCTTATCATACGCATCAAAGACTTTGTAGTCTGGCTCGTTCTCTGGATTCTTATTCATCTTCCTGTTTCCAACCCCATCCAATGTGTACCAACGTGAAGTATAATAATATTTCTTTTTGTCAGGACTACTTCTAACATTCGCAAAGTCAATGTAATTGATTTGAGAAAGTGATCCACCCTTATTGTAGATGACCTCTGCTGCCATGCCATTAAACAGCTCCAAATCATTCGCCCACTTCTGCGATGCCTGATTCAATGTTTCATTCCCGAAGTTCTTTGTAAGAAAATCATTCACCATTGATTGCTTCTGCACCGTTGCTGTTCTTGCATCGTAAGTCCATCCATTGCCAGTCAAGTACCTTACCTTCTGGTCAATGATTGTCTTGTGGTATGCACTCCGAGTATATAAATCAATCAAGTAATAGGGATAGTCATTGAACTGCCCAAACAATACATAGTGCTTGTCTTTCTTTTCTACGAATGCAGGAAGGTCTTGATTGCCGAAGGTCAAGAATCTTTGTGATGCTGTTGGTGGTATATTGTTTAATTCTGCCATACGAATTCTTCTGTGTAAGTGTTGTCGATGAATGAGCTTGTTGCTGTGGTTGTGCTTTTGAGCAATCCTGTTTCAACTAACGAAGTTGATAGTGATGGATTCAAATTTGATGAACTTGTCTGCTCGTAAATTTTATATTGATATGTGCCTTCTACTAACTTCACCTGCCCTGACAATGGAATAGATGTGTTCGATTCAATTATCGTGAGTAGGTTGTATCTCGTTGTCTGTGTCGATGTATCTGGACATATAGCATACACAAGTTCATTTGTTGCCAAGTTATTGAAAACTACCAAAAAGTAAGGTGATGCCAATGTTGTCTTTTCGGTAAGTGTGACTGGCACACTGTTAGATTGTAGTCTGATAATCTTTAACATATTAATATAAGTAAAGAATAGCCATTTGTATAAAAAAAAGAAAGTTCTGATATTACTACCAGAACTCTCAAACCTTACTCCACTATGAAAACAATTCTATTGTATTAACAATGCGTAGTTCGCTGAACTCATTGATGCTATTGGAGCAATTTCCATTCCTGTCCAAGTCAAAGAGTAACCGCTACGATCACCATCTGCTGTGCCTGAATCAGATTCACCTGCACTTAAATCAAGTCCACGAAGATAACCTAACAACCACACATTACCATTGCGATCCTTAACTGCAATCTGAACTCGTGCCTGTGCGTAGTTCTGCAATTCGTTTCTGAATGATGCTTGTAATTGGTTGTAGATGTACACCAAAGTTTCTGTGTAGAATACAGTTCCGTTTTGAACATTGACAGTTGCTGAATCTTTAAGATTAGCTGTTTGCTTCTCACAAGACAATGTGTACCAACCTGACAACGATGCTCCTGTTATTGCAACAACACCACTTGTAAGTGTGTATTGTGCAGCAAGTGTTGCATCACTTGGCATTGCGTGTATTTTGATTTCTTGAATTCCACCAACTGATGCTCTGCATCCGATAGGAAAACTACTTACTAATGTACATGCCATTTCTTATTTCGTATTTAAGAATTGGGAGCAGGTTACCCCACTCCCATTTCTTGGTTAATTATTAGATGTTTTTGTACTGAACGATTTGGTCTGTGAAGTGATTCGCAACACCAAGTTTGAAGTCCATTACCATTCTAACTTCACGATTGTCTTTTGAATACCAAAGGTCGAAGTTCTGTATGTCATTTTCAAGATCAACACCTGCAACAAAGTTGCTTGTTGTTCCTGCGAAGATACGATGCTTTGCTGCTGTCGGTAGACCTGTTCCGTTATCGGAATTCAAACCACTTACGGCAATTACTTTCACGTTACTTCCAGGATAAGTCAATTCAAGACCTGCATTCTCTCCACTTGTCGGAATGTAGTGGTACAAATTGTCAACCCAAAGTTTATTTAAGAGTAATCGGTAATCTTCTTGTGAACAGAATACAACTGGATTGTCGTTCAATATTGCGTTAGGAATCTTTTGGAAGATGATTTCCTCAAATATGCCACGAACAGTTGACAATGTGATAGCTGTCTGTGCTGTTGCTGCTACTGCTGTTGCTGCTGTGTCGATAGTTTTGATGAAACCATTCATCAATTTCAAGTTTGGATCAGCAGTTGTTGCTGTGTTACCTAACCACAACATTGCTTCAACTTGTTTGTTGATGTATGCTTGAACTCTGTCAGTGATTGCTGTGAAGAATAAATTGTCGATACCATCTTGTGAATCGTATGTACCTGAGTACAATGCTCCTGCTTTAAGATATTTCTGTGTGAAATACGCTTCAAGCTCTGATGGACACCATGACATATTTAATTTCAAAGCAACTGGTGTGATAGTTGTCTGTGTTACTGTTGTTGTTCCAGATGAATTGAACGCACATGATCCTCCAACTTGGAAGTTAGATGTGGTGTCAAGAATAGGAACTTTCATTGCTGATTTGATACCTGCACGAACATCGATAAGTCCCATTGTTCTTGCTCCAAGAATGGATTTGGTCACGATGTCTGCTTTGTTTTCTTCTGTGTAAGCGGATAGACCGCCTAATGAAAATGTTGCCATTGTTTATTTTTTTTTAGTTTATTTTTTATGAATTATTTTTGTGTGTTCATTCTGTTGCGATACTCCTCTAAACTTTCACGTTTAGAAGTTGCCTCTGACTTCAAGTTTACTGGTAGTTTCTTTACAGATGTTTCGGCAGGTTGTTCGCTGAACTTTAATACCAATGCACTCAAATCTGAATTATACCCTTCCATTACTTCTATCTTGTCCGCAAGTTCTTTTGTTGCTGTTGCAAATTTCTCTGTCATTCCAACCACCGACTGCTCCAACATAGATGTCACTTCTTCTTTTGTGAAGTGATGCTCTTTGGTGTGCGTTTCGATAAGTGTCTTAACTGTTGCAGTATTGTTCTCCATTTCTGTTGGTGTCGTTGGCATTGCTGATTCCGGTGTTTCCACTTCTGTTGCTGGTGGTGTAACTGTTACAATGATTCCATCAATAACTTCGATGCTTGTGCCATCTTCCATTTCGTAGATAGCATCAGGTGCAGGTAGTTCTGTGCCATCAGGTTGAACTATTGTTACTGGCATCTGTACCATTGGCATATCACCTTCATAACGAAGTGTGCTTCCATCAGGTAACATGATGTCTTTGAAATTCAATTTTGTTGGTGACAAGTGTTTTTTAACAAGTGTCGCTAATTCTGAAATGAATGTTGCTTTGTCTGCCATGATTTAATTTGTTTGATTAATTAAGTAGATATATTAAATGCGTACCATTTTATGAATTACTTTGTTTTCCCACCAACTGATCCTAAAACGTAAGGTGTCCTTTTTAGAATATCAAAAATAGTTTGTAGATGCTTTTCATCCATGTCAACCTCAACCACCTCTGCCTGTGCCTTGATCTCAAATCCAAACATACCCTCAACGCTGAATCCTTTGAAGATGCCTGTCTTTATGAACTCATTCCAAACTACGTCATTTTCGATGTAATAAGAAAGAAACCAACTACCATCACTTGCCTTGTCAAATATCTTTGGTGTGGTGATGCCTCGTTCTGAATCAATGATAAATGATTCAATGCAATACACTCCTTCTGTTTGTGTGCCTTCTTCGTGCATCATGTTCACATTGTTGAACTTGTTGAGCTTCGCCCACTTCTTTACAATCTTTTCGATGACAGGTTTGCGAAACACTACCATATATTCACCTCTTGCATCATCTTTGCGAAAGATTTTCATATCCGCAATCATGGCTGCACCTGTTATGATTCTGCGTTCTGGTGAAGATACTTTGAAAGCAAAAGATTTCTGTGCTTCAAATGCCATCCAATTCTCTTGGATTGCAGGATCGTCAACAAGTGCAACGTAGTCCACACCACTTTCAATAGCTTCGTCTTCGTTGATGTCAAGTTCATAAGTCATTAATTTTTTCATTGTCTTTATTTTAGTTTATTGAAAATTCATTTGATTCTGCACCACCGCCACCTGTGTTTGTGTCGATGTAATATCTGATTCAACCACATACACTTGTATCGGTGTTGGTGTTGGTGTGTTTTGATTAGATACCGTTCCATCAGGATTCAGCAATGTAGATGGTTGTGAATTGCTTGTCGCTGTCGCTGCTCCTGCGTTAAGGTCACCACCCCCACCGCCACCACCACCCCCAACTCCACCACTTACACTTGTGGTATCAAATTGTGTTGCTGATATTTTTGCTATTGCTGCAAGTGTTCCTGCTATTGACACCCCTGCATAGATTGCTCCCAATGGTAATGATGACACACCTGCTGTTGTTGCAAGACCTGCTGCCACACCTGCTGCATAAGCTGTTTGTGCAGCCAATATTCCTTGAATGATAACACTTGACAACTGCAATGCTTTGTTTATTTTAAATTGCGCCCTCAATGCCTTTTCTTCTTCCGCAGTACCTTTCTTTGTGTTGTGCATCTTTATTGTGAATGCCATGTCCGAAAGACTTTGCAACCCTTCGTTTAATTTTAAAGCAAGTTCAAGTTTATCGGTAAACTCTTTTTTCCTGATTGCTTTTGCTTCCAATATGCCTTCCTCTGCAAGACTGAATGATGCTGTATGTCCATCTTTATAAACAACAAATCTTATTTTGTCAGCACCACTCCCTTGAATAGTTGATGACACCTCTGTCGTTGCATCAGTTAAATTTAATGCTGCTAATTCATCATTGAAAGCTCTTTGTAATAATATTAATTGTTGTTGTAGTTCTGATTTTATTACAACATTGTCTTTATTGGCAAGTAATTGTGCTTTTAGTTCATCTTGATTTCTTTCATATAAAATCTTTAATTTATCCTGCGCAGTTTTTGCATTTCTGATTTCTTCGTCTTGCTCTAACTTAATAGTTTCATTGGCATACTTCTGTTCTAATTCTGCTATCGCCTTTAACTCATCTTCTTTTATTTTAATATTTGCATCTGAATTTGCTTTTGATTTGTCATTTGCAGTTTTGTCTATTGCATTAATTGCTAACTGAAACCCCGCCCTATCATTCTTTAATTTAGCAAGATCTTCCTTTGCTTTTACGATAGATTCATTTGCATCCTTTTCAACTTTCTCTGGATCGAAAACAAATTTAGCAACCGCACTCGTAAGACCTTCCCTCAACCCAAAGTCTTGACCAAACGCTTTTCCCGCAAGGTCAATCGCACCCATTAATAATTGTAATGGTGCTGTGACAAACATTATTATTCCCTCTAATATTTGCTTATTTCTTTTAGATGCCTCTATCTGTGATGTCTTTGTTTGCTCCGCTTGTAAGATAGAAATCTCCGCTGCTTTTATTGTTTCGTCTGTTTGGCTAATCTTTATTTTTAAAATATCTTTTTCACTTTTGCCTTGTAGCTTTAATATGTTGTCTTGCCCTCCAATAGCATCTAACTTCTTTTGTTGTGTTTTTAGATTCTCATCACTCGCTTTATTTAACTTCTTCTGCTCCTCACTCACACCACTTACAGCACCCTTGATGTCATCCCAGTAAGCATATATAGTTCCAAGTGCAATGACAAGCAATCCTATTCCTGTCGCACCTATTCCTGCCTTAACAGCATTCAATGCACTTACAGCAGATGTCTTAAATGATGCCCATGCTTTCGGCATCTCACTCAACGATGCAAGTCCTGTGCTTAATGCCATTGCACTTTGCACCTTTGCAAGTGTCTTTGTGACTTCCTCCGACTGCGCACCGAACAAACCCATAGCACCTGTAACTGCACTAACGCCACCTGCTGCACTTGCTGCGAATGATGCTAATGCCTGAAACTTGTTTGGATTGGTTGCCTTGATAGCATCGTTTGCATCGTCAACTTTGTCCTTCAACTCACCTGCTGCTGCTGCTAATTTATTAAATGCAGGTGTGCCTTCCCCTGCCTTTATCATTTCATCCTTGATGTCTTTCAAAGATTGCTTCACCTCTTTAAGTGAAGATGCTGCCTCTGAACTCTTGATGATTAAATCTATCGATACTGACTTGTCTGCCATTTTTTCTATCTTATAAAATAAACTGTTCCGTTGTAATATATTTCTAATGTGTCGTAAGCAATAGCCATTACTTGTGTAGCACTACCATCTATCAAGATGCCATTGCCATCAATGGTAACTGTCGCACCACCACCTACATTCTTTACTCGTATTGAATCGCCTGTGTTAAACAATGTCACATCTAATGTCAATGTCATTGGTGATGTACACTCCCACGTTCCAAGTGCTGATATAGTTTGACTTGCATTCGCTGTGTATATGTTGTCGCTGCCACTCATTCGCACACCATTGATGTATGTGATATTTGATTCACGAATAACAATGTCGTTAGTGTTGATGACAGTAACATTTGTCAAGCCACCCAACACACTCACACCACTACTCGCAGCAATGTTAATACTCGCAGCATCATTGCCTACAAAATTGTTGCTACCATTCACCAGAGTATATCGTGCCGATGGACTGATGTAATTATCCCTACCTACTGTCACATTGTTTGTCGATGCTGCTATGTCACCCCTACCCACATTTACTGGTGCAGATGGAGCTTTGTCGATGCCTAACTTCTCACCACTTGTGAATGTTAGCTCTGCTGTTGTCTGTACAAATGGCACTCCATTCTTTATCTTCAATAACTCGCACTTGGTCACACCTTCTACTAATGGATTGTAGTCAATGACTTTGTTAAGTCTGTAATATTGTCCATCGATATAAATCTTATTTCTGAATGATAAAATAAGGATGTCCAATGGCTGTAACCGAAAGAATGCAGTCACTATCTTTGAATTGACATCTGTGATTTCATCAATGAATAGTTTGTGGTATTGGTTGAATAAATTGTTGTTCGTGTACGAAGTCACTCCGTATGGATTAACATAGTAGATTTCATTTGGCACTCCGAATGACAAGTCTGCTGTTGGTGTGATGGGATCATCAATGTGTCCTGCATAGGGATAGTAAATCTCTGATGAGCTGCCTGTTGCAACACTTGTATAAGTAAATCCATTCACAGTATTCTTTGCTCCTGCATAATATAAGATTCTTAATTTACTACGTAATTTTGTTTGCAGTCCTGTCGAATCTAACTGATAAATCTCTGGAATGATTCTATCCACAGCAGTTGTGCCTATCGATGGTGTGGGTGCAAATATCACCTCGTTCTTATTCTCATTCTTTAAGAAATCGTTTGTGATGTCTTTATTATATTCGCCATAAGTTTTACCATAAGAATCAAAATATCTTTTGTTCCAAAAGTCTGTGTCTTGTGTGTACTTTACTGTGTACCTTCTCGCATCCAATGCACCCATAGGTGTTATGATGACTGGCTTGGACACATCAAGTAACTTGCTCCAATCTTGTGTCGTTCCTGCACCATAGAAAGAATCGTAAGTGTCAATAATAAGATTGTTGGAATCGTTCTTGTCCGTTTCAACAAACAAGTTAAACATCCTAATGATTGACATTAAAAAGTCAGATTGTTTGATGTCGATAGGTAATGTATCATTGATTGTCAATGTAGCACCGTCAACAATCGCTGTGTTTGATATTTGGTTTAAAAAAACTGAATTTGCTGATATTCTTTGACCTACTGTGCCATAAGCATAAGACGACGAATAAGGTGAACGTACTTCTACCTGCACCACATCACCAACTTCACAAACAAATGTTGGTGTCCATCCTTGATATGTAAATATTTTAAGAACTGTACCTGATGGCATTGATGGACTGTTTGTTGGATTAAAATCGTAGCCGATGTTATATGTGTTTATCAATACCGATGCACGATACACATTAACGTTGGCATAGAAGTTTAATAGTTGTGGATAAGGATTCTGTGTTACCGTTGTGATTGCATCAAAGGTAGATACCCCACTTGCATAGAATGAATAATATCCACGCTGTGCTGTGGTGAACTTTCCTGTCGATGTGTTAAATTGGTTTAATGGATCAAGTGTTTCTGCATTGTAAACAATAGGATTGTAAATCGTAACAGCAACACCACTTGTCAACGCACTTGTGTTTGCTCTGAATGTTCTTTGGTATGCTGTCAACGCACTTATGGTCAACTTTTCCCCTGCAAATGGAACAATCAAATGTTTGAAGTAAGATGACGAAAAGAATGTTGATGTGTACGAATACCCTGCTGCATCAAATATTTCATCGATGTAAGTTTTAACGTAAATAGCAGGAAAGAAATCATTCACATCCCAACTTGATACACCCATACCCCCATAATTAATCATTGGGTACACATACCCTGCTCCATTGATGTTCGCTGTGTTCCATGTTGCTATTTGTGTTGCCTTGTTGTAGGTGTGGTTGTATGCACTCAAATCTAATGCGTTGAGCTTCGCATCCCCTATCACTCCGAAGATACTCGCCACATCACCAAACAGATTCACCTCATACATCACCTGCTGTAATTGGTCTTGTGTGCGTGTGATGTTCTGCAACTTCATGTACCCTCTGAACTGCTCAATGCCTTCTACCAACAGCACGAATGATGCTTTGAGATTTGGATTGAAGTCAGGTGCAAAGTTAATCACACCACTTGTCTGCACCGATGTGTTCAAATCGAAGATGGATGTGAATAGGTTGTTGATTGTTGGACTTCCCGGTAAGGATACTGTCTTTGAGAAACTTCCTTGCCTTTTGTCAGGCATACGGATGTCTGCTATCTGGTAGGTGATAGATGCCTGTACTTCTTGATTCAGCTCAACACGAATGTTGTTAATATAAAGTTCTGACCTTATCATCTATTGTTGTTGTCTGTAAGATTGCTGTGATGCTTCAAATTCAATGGTGATGTTAAACATCTTCTCGTT